AATCAATTCCACCATATTGGCCAACAACTAAGTTTTCCCAATCTCCGTAAATAATAGCTGAACAAACAGAACCCGAAGTTCCTTTTACTAAGCTACTCGGCACGTTTGATGTACTGTAAGTTTCTTTACCTGCGATTTGTTCAGGTTGACCCATAAAGTAACTCATGTATGGCATAATCATCGCACCTGAACCGCTATCAATTACAGTTTGCTTTAATTTAGCTACTACTTTAGGATTTACTAAGAATTTACCATTCATTCCCGCATTAGCCGATTCTACAACTTGGATTAATTCTAAAATTTTAGCTAGAGTTGGTGCGCCACCATTAGTTCCAATTGCTACTGAGCCAATTCCTGCAGTACCTAATAAACCAGTAGGCTGTCCGCTTGAACCTGAACCGTTAATAGCTGCTGCTTCAATTGCTACTGCAAAGGCTTTTAAGAATGAATTAGTAGTATATTGTTGAATAGAGTAGTTGTTTTGTAACAATAACTGTTTAGATAAATCTACATAAGCAGTTAAACGCTTAGGAGAAATAGAGCGGCTTGCTGTTGTTGGATCACCTGAACTAGCATCTGCAACTTCAGTAGCCCATCCTGCTGTTACACCTGCACTAAATCCTGTTAAGTCAGTATTAGCTGCCAATCCTTCTAATTTTACTGCTCCTAATTGTGGTAAAACAGTTTTAGCATACAAAGCATCAAAAAATCCTATTTTTTCAGTCGCAATAAAATTACCACCTGCAGTTGAACTACCTGCGCTCATGGTACGTTTTTCAACTTGCATGAATTTATTAGATAAATACAAGCCATCACCCATTGAGCCTAATTCTCTTTTTTCTTTTGCGCTTTCTTGTAAAATTTCACGCTCAAAACCTGTAACTCCGTTTTCGTCACCTCTTGAAATTGACATTTCACGAATTAACTTACCAAAGCTAAAATTTTCTAATTCTCTTTTTTCTGAATTAGGAGTTGCAATTGGAGTTGGATTGTTTGCTACTTTATCAGCTGCAAATTTCTCACGTAATTCAGCATTTGAAATTTCAGTATCAAATGTTTTTACTTCAGTTTCGATTGAGCGCAAACTAACTAAGTCTTCGCTTGTTAATTCTCTCTTTTCGTTTTCGGCTTTAGAAACTATATTAGCTCCTTCGGCTCTTTTTTGTGCCTGTAATTGGCGCAATTCTACACTTGTTTTCATTGGTTATTTTTAGTTTAAGTTAAATTTAAATTTTTGTGCTAAATAGTAGTTTTCACTTACTTGTTTGGGTTGTATAAATTCTCTATTTCTTTTTTTACACGCTTCTATTTCGGTTTCTTCGTATGCTGGATTTACTACTGGTCCAACATCGTATAATTTGCCTATTTTAATAATCGTACGTAAACAAGTATCATCTTCAAAATCTTCAACCTTTTGTTCAGTAACTGTAAAAGCAAATGAGCAACCTCTTATATTACCTAGTTTTACATTTTCTAACACATCATTACCAATAGTTGTATTAGGCGCTTCAAATTCAAAGTATAGCCCTTTATCATCAACTTTTAAAGTCAATGTTCCTGTACCATCCTTTGTACGTGCTAATAAATACTCACTTTCATGGTTAAATAAAGCCACTACATCGCTAAAATCAGCACCATCAAAAGCACCTCTCGCAATAGTTTCTTCGTAGCCTTCCCACATTACATATTTACTATCAAAAATAGCTGCATAGCCTTTAATAGTTCGCCCCTCTTCGCTTACGACATCGGCTGCTCTTATATTAAATCTTCTTTCCATTATTGTGGTTGACCTCCTATTGGTTCAGTTGTTGTTGGTGTTGTTGTTATAGTTGATTGTTTTTTCCAAAATGGTATAGCTTCACTTGCTGGCATCATGTTACTAGGTATGTAGTTTATATTACTAGCTTCATTGTCTAAAGTATTTTCACCATACATTTTCCTTAGTTCATTTGGTGTTGAAGCACCATACATAAACATAGTTCTAGCTTTACGTTCCATTGCGGCACTATCGCCACGTAATAGTACTTCAGTATCAAACATACCATCTAAGGTTTCACGCTCATAAATAGCAAATAATTTTCTATCAGCTTCCTGCTCAAAACGCCTAATCCATGGCATTAAACAGTCAGTAACATAGTTAATATTAACTTGTTCTAAAGCATTGTTATTAGTATCTGATAAATCTTGTAATTTTGATAATGGCATGCGAAACATTCTCGCTATTTCGCCCCTAATTTGGTTTTCAGTTTCTATAAATTGTGACTTTTGTGGGTCGTTATTCATAGATTGAAAAGTCACTCCTTCAGGGACTGCACCGACTCCACCTTTTTGAAAACTAGCCATAAACATATTTACATAAGTTTGTAGCTTTTTTTCATCTGAAACGCCTGCAAACGATAATAAACCGCTCATGCTTGCACCGTCTTTAAAGTAGTTGTTTGAGTAATCTTGAACCGCTAAAGCTTTTCCTAATGTTTCTAATTGGTAACTAATTACTGATTGACCAATCATTCCATTGCCTGGACCTTTTAAATGAAATATTTCATCTTGACTACACCATCTATTTAAATTTAAGATAGGATAATTTACAAGATACCACATTGAACGAGTATCTACATCAAATTGAGGTGTAACAAAATTACTATCAATGTAGTGAAGTTCACTAGGTAGGCCGCCATCGTCTCTTAATATATACCAATAGCCATTACCTCTGTAGATAGCTTCGTTAAAAATTGTATAGATTAAATCAAATGGATTTGCGTAATTGTTTGGCTTTACGTTAAGTAATTGATATGCTTGAGTATTTTTAAGCCTTGTTTTATTGCCGTTTTTCTCGTTTTTAACTGTAATAAAGGGCATTTTTGCTATGTCTTCGCACATATTGCGACCACAAGCATAGTAAGTAGCTAGGCTTTTTGCTGTTTTTTCAGTGACATTTTCACCACTTTTTGAAACAGAACTAAACCAATTAGCAAATGGAAACTGACCATAAGTATTGGCTGGCATTAAACTCTTGGGCTGTTTAGCCCTTAAAGTTATTGTTTGTAGTATTTTGCTTAATGCGTTCGCCATTTCTTACACAAAGATTTGGCAAAGACATTATATTAATCTTAACTATTTTTAATATTGGCCAAAATAGTAGCTTTTAGACACTTTAAACGAATTATAAGAAGTAAACCTATGTACTTTATATTTTTCAAAATATTCAGCTTCTAAAGCGTTATAAGTTTCCTCACCATTTTTATAGTTTGGCAAAAGTTCATAAAATCGTTTAAAATATTGTGCTATTGTCATTTTACCATAGTTTTAAAAATGTATATTCCTTTTCTTTTGGTTGTTCCGCTAACCACTGCATGTAAGCCGCTATTGCCATTATATTGCTAACAATTCCATCTACTTTATTTTCAGGCTTTGATTTATCAACTTTCATGTTCCCACTTGCATCTCGCAAAATTAATACATTACTAGCCATCCACCTTATAACTTCATTACAGCCATGATTTAATTCTTTACTTATTACAAGTCTTTCAAGCTCTGCAGTTGGTGCTGCCATACTCATGAAGCCCTGTCTAAATGGATGTAGTTTTATATCGTCTTCGGTTAATTCAGTTACTAACGTAGTTGCAAAAACAGCATCATAATTTATAAATTGAATTTTGTACTTACTTGCTAATTCGTTTATTCGTTTACGTATTAATTGATGATCGATTACATCCCCATCAGTAAACTCAATTAGCCCCATTTTGTTCCAATTTACATAATTGTGATAATTTCGTTTGTGGCGTTCCTTTGCCACGTCTTCGGGTATCCAAAAAAAGTAAAGTTGTTTAAAATCGGTTTCATTGCCTACTGGTGGAAAATTTAAAACTAAACTGCTAAAATCTTGTGACTTACTTAAATCCATTCCACCAAAACATTCCCTACCCTCTAAAATACTAATGTCAAACGGTTGGCCGCTCGCATTCCATTTGTCATCAGGTACCCACGTTGTAGCAGTATCAGTCCAAACATTTAAATATTTTGTTTTAAAGTTTATTTCTTTGCTGCCATCGTTTTTTGCCGAAGTTAATTCAGCTTTTAAAAAGTCAAGATTAACACTTACGTTTAAATTTGGATTTGCTTTCGCCCATGCTTTAGGATTTTGCCAATCATCATTCTCATCAATAGTAAATATCATCGAAAATAATGTATCGTCTTTTAATTTTTTACTAAGTACATCTAGGCAATATTTGCGCTCGTTAAAACATGGAAAACTTTTATTAAATCCTGCTGTTGTAATTGTGAATAGTAATGGGTTGATTGTTGCACCCATACCCGACTTAACTACATTGTAAACCTCATCAGTTTTATGTGCGTGATACTCGTCAATAATAGCAAAATAAGGCTTAAGCCCATCTAATGTTACACTATCAGAACTCAATGCTTTCATCATGCCTGCTTCATAACCATTTGCATAGTTATAACATTCGTATTGTTTAACTCTTACTGCTTGTTCATTTATCAACCATGATTTTTGAGCCATTTGTTTAGCCGCTTTGTAACACAAACTAGCTTGATCACGTGTAGTTGCGCAGGTGTAAATTTGTGCATCATCTCTAGTATCAGCTACTAATCCAATTAAACATATTGCGGCCGCTAATGCTGTTTTACCATTTTTTCTAGGCACTTCAATATAACTTGTTTTAAATCGCCTAGTACCATTTTTATAATACCATCCAAACAAATTGCCTATTATAAACTTTTGCCATAATTCCAAAACAAAAGGAGTTCCATCTACATGGTTTAAACTTTCAATAAACGCTATTGCATAAGCTGCTTTTTCGGTATCAAAATAAATATCTGTTCTTTTTAAATCTGACAAATACCTATCTATTGCCAACTTTACATAGTGGCATTGATTTTCTTTTGTATTGCAGTATTTTAAAAGTTCAGTTTCTATTTTAGCCATTATATTAATTCTAAATTTATAAAAGTATTTTAGTTTCAAATAATCCTTTGCTTTCGGCATCGGCCATAATTATTTCAAAAGCTTGTGTGGCAAAATAGCCCTCTTTCACCTTAGTGTTATTACCCTTATTAATAAGTATTGGCGCTAAATTTGTTAAATCTTCAATGGTTAAATCTTTAATAGGCTTGCTTGCGCATCCCCAACTAGCAGTTGGGTGAGGGTAAGGGTAAACATCTCTTAGTATTATATATTCTTTAGCCATTTTTAGCTTTCATTTTTAAACTATCTAACATGCTCATCTTTGCTTTTGTTGTTCCCTTAATTCTGCTCTTAGGAGTTATACCGATTTGCATAGCTGCTTTATACATAGCATTAAAACTACTTTGTTTCATCGCGTGTTTAGGGTTTGGTATTTCTGTTCCATTCCCTGCAGTGATTGTAGTTCCTTCTTTTTGCATTGCTAATTCAAAATCAATATAATTGCCCAATTCAGCGCAGTATGTTATAAATGAAAATTTCTC